ACCTAAATCCTGCATTGTAAGGGTCACCGCTGCTCAATGATTCTTGACTCATTGTCGCAACAATGCCTCCCCTATTGGCATCAAAACGATCAATAGTTCGAAAACCAGTACTGGAGCTACTTGTCCCCCGTTGAGCCACCTGCATCGCACCGTTAATAATAAGGTTGCGGTTGCTAAGCGGTCCACTAGAAGGCATTGCCACGCCATCAACCGTGACGTGACCGGAGGCGTTAATAGAGATTCCACCGTCAGTGGTGGAGGTGTTTTGTAAGTTGTTTACTCGAATAGTGCTCATGATGCACCTCCTTCAAGTGCGGTAAGACGGGCGTCCAAAGCTGCGATAGTGGCGGCTTGGGAGGCGTTGGCGGCTTCAAGGGTTTCGATGCGCTCCATTGCTTCTTGAAGTGCAACCATTGCTTTTTTGACAAGAATGGAAGATTTTACCGCCTTGGTAGTGGTGCCAAGATCGTTGCCTTCTTCATCAAGATCAGGTGTTTCGTAGACAAGACCGGGTGAAACAAGTTCAAGCTCTTGGGCAATGACGCCGAGTTGTGTATGAGTTTCGTACCCTGTCTCTTCTTTAAAGTTGTACTTACGGAATCGAACTGCTTTAAAGTCGTCCCACTGAGATTCAGCGTCAACAATATTTTCTTTCAGCTTAATATCGGAGAGTTGTCCGTAGGAGTCGTTGGTATTTTGAACGTTACCATTGGACCATACGCGGAAACTATTGGTGGCTGATGAAACTGTTGATGTTGCCGAATGCCATCCCGAAATCAAAGAATAAGTTGTTCCTGCAGTCGCGTTCGTTTTGATTGCATAACAATATGTATCTGAGTATGAGAGTATTTCACCAGATTTTAAAATCCTCATCCGCTCCGTCGGGCCGCTCACTCCGTTTTTAGTAACAGAAAACGCCAAACGCGTCGGCTGGCTAGACCCAGAAGTCCAAGTCCCGCCGTCTCGTGCACAGTCGATATAGGCTGCAAGATCTTGACTGCTATCGGAAAAGTAGATTGTCCCAAGTGAGGACCCATCTGAAACACTTGTTGTATTTTTTGCCAGCAAGATGTTTGCAGCAGAACTTGCAGCGCCAGCACTACCTTGCTGGATAAAACCCATTGATGTGGTAACAGCACTAGTCGTGCCAACCAAAAGCCGTCCACTCCCGTCAATATTAACCGAGTCATCAGACGCTCCACCGTTAATATCAAGCGGTCCAAGGTCAATGTTACCAGAGCTATCACTGACAATAAACTCCCCACCAGTAGTGGCGGGGATAGTAATAGCAGTATCAGTACCCGCTACTGCGGGCACATCAATTTCAATGGAGCCAGAGGTGGCTCCGTTTAGTTTAAGTCCCATTACGCACCTCCACCAGGAAGTTGTTGATTAGCAATACTGGCTTGATAAGCAGCAACAACCTCATCGGTCCACAGCGCTGCAGCAACTGCTTGCATTTCGGCGCACTCGCCACTCATGTCATCGCCAGGGCGCTTAATGTGGCGACAATAAGTACGTCCTACTTCCTTGCCGTCCTTTTCAACAATGTCCGCACGACGGCATTGCAGGATTTGGTACGGGGGAATAATTTCAATTTTGTGTTCTTGTCGTTCGGTAAAAGCCATTAGGGTCATCCTCCAGATGAAACAGGTTTAAGGCTTAGTTTTGAGACGGTTGCGGTCTTTTAATTAACTGACTCTAAATGTACTTGACCAGTAAAATGCGCTAGTGTTTGTCAGGTGCGTATTGTTAATAGCTGCCCACCCACCCGTTCCGTTCTGCCTAAGGTATATGTACCCGTCGTTCCAAGTTAAGCCGTAAGTCGTGGTTTGCGGCCAACTAGAAGTAGCGCTTTCACTTACAAGAACGCCTGCGTTGGCTGGCCTGGTATTAGGAGTGATTGCGTTAAAAGGCAGTCCATCAATACGCACAACTCCAGTGGACGATCCTTTATTTGAAAGGGTAATAATGCATTGAGCAATGACTATATTCCCTATTTTTGTGTAAAGTCCCTGTTGATCAGAGTAAGTGATTCCTGTTGTTGACCCACCAATATCAATTGTAGGAACCCAAGTCCCCTCTTCATAATCATCCAGTGCGTTAGCAGCAGCCGTGTCGCTACCGAATTTCAACCCGTCACTGTCGAGCGACATTCTGGTGCTGGTATCTGTACCAAACACCATTCGATCAGTGTTGTGACCATAACCCAGAAAACCGTTGTACCGGTCAGTTCCGCTATTGGCTGTTGCAAACATCAAGTAATTAGTAGTGGTGGTGTTTGCGTTTCTAATTGTTATCCCACCTTCCGTTCCAGCCCAGACAACAAGATTTTCTGCGTAATATGCGCTAGGATCCTCCACGCCAATGCCAACAGCGCCATCGCTATCAACCGTGACACGACTAGTGCCACCAGTAACAATATTTACTTCATCAGTACCAAACTGAAGACCGGTATCAGTGTCAGTTCCTGTAATACCCGGATTTGCTGCGGTGTTTGTACCGTCAATTCTAATAGTCATAATTAAACAATCACCCAAGTAGAACCAGAAGGAATAGTCACAGTGGCATCAGCATTGATCGTGATAGGACCAGCACTCATAGCGTTAGTGTTAGTAGAAATAGTGTAATCAGCAGTTACGGTGTTACCGTTTTCGACAAATACAGAATCAGTACCACCACCAGTAGCACCGCCGCCAACACTAGACCAAGCAGTACCGTTGAATCCTTCAAATTTATCACTGTCGGTGTTAAACCGAAGCATACCCTCTACGGCAGTTAAAGCGTCACGAGCAGCATCATCACCAACAGGAACAGTAAGGAATCCAGTAGAACTAATGGTTACATCAGAACCAAGTTCAATAGTGCCGGTTCCATTCGGGTTAATAACAATGTTACCGTTACTAGCACTAGTAATTTCGTTACCATTAACGTCAAGGTTGGCTCCAAGTTGAGGAGTTGCATCAGACTGCAAGTCAAACGCAATAGAACCAGTAGGAATGGTAACAAAGCCAAGCTGTTGGTCTACTTCAAAGATTGGGTCAGTAGTTTGGTTACCGCCAATCTTAAACTTACCGTTGTGGTCAGTGATAGCAGTCCAGACTTTACCGTTATTAAGTTCGATAATTTGATCTGCTTCATCTGGCACACCACCATTCTCAGGCAGTGCATTGTAGTTAGTACCAGAACCGACGTACTCCATCGTGTGACCGCTAGAGGCGATCTGGGAACGAAGGAAGAACGAAGCGGTAGCAGGAGTAGCTACAGCACCATTAAGACCAAGGTTAGTAGAACGATTGTTAGGATCGGGACGGCTAATCGTCACATCCCATCCACTTCCGTTTGCAGTAGCAGACAGAATAGGATAGGTAATGCTGTTCAGCTCAACAAGCATGTTGGACTGAGGACGAGTAGTAGTACCGTGCCAAGATGCGTCAGCCGTAGGCTCATCAATGGTAAAGGTAATATCTTCATCAGAAGCAGCAGTCGAAAGTGCTGCAGTAAAGATAGCAGTCGTAGAACGACCATCTGCAACAAGTGCTTGATCACCAAAGTCAGTGGTAGAAGCAGCCAGGTTAGCCTGACCACCATTCAAACATTTAATGTGATAACGGTTAAAGAATGCATAGCTACTGGTACACTGGGCATAACCGTTGTTAGTAACAAGGATACCAGGACCATTCAGTGCAACGTGGGTGTAGCTGTCGCAAACCATAGACCGCAAGGGACTATTAGTTTGAACGGCTGAACCATCAATCAAAAGACCACCGCCAGTAGGAGCGGAATCAAGGTCACCAGCAGCACCACCAGCAGGGTTATGTGCATTCAAATCATCGTTATCAATCTCACTATCCGAGAAGTTAGTACAGTTCTGGATGTACGGAGATTTGGTAATAAATGCACCCTCATAGAATGCAGCGTTCCAACCTTGATCATTAGGCAGAACAGGATCCAATGCGTTGCCAGTATCGTTACCAGCTTGGACACCAGTAAACGTCAGTTGAGCAAGGTAGCTACCGCTGTTCAGTTCAAACAGGTTATTGGTTTCAGTAGCAGCAGTAGGGTGCACAAGGCAGCTACGCAGTGCTTGACCAATAACAGAAACGTTACGGCGTTTGATTTGAATAGGTGCAACCTCTTGGTAGACACCAGCAGATACCACAACAATCTGTCCGTCACCATCACCAGTTACAGTGATTTGAAGACCAGAACCAGAACCGCCAAGATCAGCAGCATCAGCAGATAGAACGTCACCGATGTAATAGCTGTCAACAAGAGGTGTACGGCTGTTAAGGGTAACAGCAGAGACAACACCAGAAGCGTTAACAGTGATGTCAGCAGTTAGTCCAGTGCCAGTACCACCAGTCAAGCTAACAGTGCTGTAAGAACCTTCCACATAACCGCTACCACCGCTAGTCAGTTCAACGTCAATTTCTTCGTTGATTTGGTCAATAGCAGCTTTGATGGTTTGCTTAGGACGGCTAACACGGTGACCATCGTTAGCATTGTCTCCAGCAGCTCCATCCACATAAACAACATTAGGTTGTTCAGTAAACGTACCACCAGAGGTAATTGACAACCAGCTGCTACCATTCCAAACAGAAAGAGTCAGGTCATTGTCAACGTCAACCCACACACGACCAGTACCAATACCAGTACCAGACGGTGCATCATTTTGAACAAAGTTTTCAAAACGACGGATAGCAGCAGATGAGGTGAAAATAGAATCATCATCACCGGCTAAATCATAATCAGCATTCTGCTCAGCTTGGGTAATGATGTCATCAGCCTTAATTCGGTCAAGATCAACAGAACCTGCGCCAATACCCAGGGTAATCGTACCGTCGCCATCATCGGTCAGGGTAAGACCGGTGCTATCAACAGCAATGTCGCCAGTGATAGCGGCGTCGATCATGTCGTCGATCTTAGCCGTGGTAGCAATCGTAGTGTCATTATTAGGGTTGGCTTCTGCCGACGTAACAATGTCAGCAGCCTTTATTCTATCGAGATCAATAGAACCAGACCCAAGACCAAGAGTAATAGTGCCGTCGCCATCGTCAGTTATGGTGATACCAGTACCATCGGTACCAATATCATTAGTAATAGCAAGGTCAATGCGGTCATCAATCGCCGCAGTCGTGGCAATAGTATCGTCATTGTTTGGCCAAGTCTCCGAAGATGTAATGGTTTCACTTAACTCATCTTGGAAACGGGCATCAATAGCAGCGGTGGTGGCGATGTGATCATTGTCACTAACCCACGTTTCACCACTTTCAATCGTTTCAGCTGCCTCATCTTGGAACCGCTGATCCATAGCAGCAGTAGTGGCGATCTGTGTATCAGAACTGACCCACGTTTCGTCGCTATGGATGGTATCGGTTTCGTTGTCCCAAGTGTAGTTCTTAATCTCTTGAACAGCAAAGTTATTCTGTTCAAAGTTCTTATTAAGATCTTGAGCACGGATAGATGAACCTGCAAAGAACGTGCTCTTCAGTTCATCAATATCCGTGTCACGATAGATCCTGATTGCTACATCTGAAGCAGGTGCAGTGTCAAACAGGATCGTAGTAGCGTTGGCAAAAGAGTATGCAGTTGTAACGGAACCGTCAAGAC